ATGTTTGGAACAGTGACAAAGTATTTCAAAGACAAGGGATATGGATTTATAAGAGGGCAGGATGGAAGCTCTTATTTTATTCATCATTCAAATCTTAATGGAGAAATCATAGAGAGTGGTTATTATGTGTTTTTCAGAGTTGAGAACGGATACAAGGGTAAAAATGAAGCGGTGGATATAACGGTTATAGAAGCCACAGAAGGGAGTATAGGATGTTAACAGATGAGTTTATACATGTAATTGCAAAGAAAACAGGAATGTATGTCTATCAGGCAGAAAATTTTCTCAATGCATTCGAGGAGACGGTAGCTGAGGTCTTAGCAAGTGGAGATTATGTCAATCTGTATAAGTTTGGTGGATTTGATACGGTTGTTCGTAAAGGCTGCATGGTGATTCCGCCTGCAACAAAGGAACCAGTGTATGTGCCGGATAAGTTAAAGATTAAGTTTACACCGTACAAAGGTCTTAAAGAAAAAGTATGTAATAAATAGATAGAATATATCTTAAATTATCAGACAATTAAAAGGAGACACTATGAGTAAAAATATTGATAATATGAATGATTTCTCAAAGGCACTCATGCCGTCATTAAAAGGAATGGTAGATGTCATGGCAAACAGAGTATATGAGACATTAAATTTCTTTTTACAGAAATACTATGATTCATACAACCCTATATATTACCGCCGACAGTATGACTTTCTCCGTTCTGCTATTAAGGTGAACGCAAGAATTGTAAGAGGTAAGGTTGTAGCGGCGGTGTACATTGATACGGATTCTATGGACAACTATTATGAAGCCAGTGGTTTGCAGGTCGCAACATGGGCGAATGAAGGCTTGCATGGTGGAATGAAAGCAGGCAGAAGTACTCCTCATGTGTGGGATGATACGATGGCAAACACTGTTGATAATGGTAAATTGCTGAAGGAGGCAGTGGCTTATCTTAAAAGTAAAGGATTTGAGGTTGGAACAAATTAAGGTTGCAGCGTGTGGCTGCGGAAAGTATAACTTGTGAAGGAGATTAAATATTATGACAAAAGAATTAAGCATTGAAAACATTAAGAAGGAACTGATTGACAAGATTTCAAACAATGAGGAAGTGTTGGAATATTTTGAAGAACATTATCGTGAGAATGGTGCTAATGATATTTTGATAAGGTATGGAACAAAAGTAATAAAAGATAATTTTATCTTTGCACATGATATGTCAGTATCAAATATGGATATGTTTATATCTGTAGAAATTAATGAAGAAGAGATATATACTCTTACTACAAGTGGAAGAGAAGTAAAAACTCTTTACAAAGTAAATATTATGGTGGCTCTTGAAAATGATAATGACCTTGATAAAATGGCTATGTTACTCGGAAAGATTGCAACAGAATTATACCCTGATAGATGCGATTACAAAAATTCTGTATATAATATTGAACATTTATACCCATATGGGAAAAAACAGATTGTAAGGGTTGTGCAGTTTAGAGTTGATAAATAATCGGCAGACATACACCGATTCTAAATAAAATGTATGGATATTTCCCAACAGGCAGGAAGTAAAAGAAAGTCTGTATCAGAGATCAAGAATATCTTGTGAGGTTCATTTGAACCTATCATTTGTGCAATTCTGCACATTTCCCAATATGAGAAATTGAATAATATGTCTGCTGCATATAGCAGTTTATTAGGGGGTGCGTCATTTATGTCGCACCTATTTCTTGACCTCTGATTTGAATAAAAAGGAGGAACATGAATTTTGATTATAATGAGACAAAAGTATGTAAGAAATGTGGGAGGGAACTTCCATTAGATAAGTTTGGAATAAACCATAATTATACAAGGAATGTATGTAAAGAGTGCTTTAATGAAGGAATGCGAGAAAAGCGTTATCAACAGAGATTATCGGATGGCATAGAAATATATCATAAAGATAAGTCTATGAAGATACAGAGGAAATATAAGAAACCATACCATTTTCAAATCCTGTATAGGTCGGAATCTGGTATTGATACTATTGCAAAAGATGAAGTGTTTGTGCGGTTATTTGACTATAAATCTGTATGGACTTCTAATTATGGAAGAGCAATTCAGAAGTTGGATGATGGTACATATCAGCTTGTAAAAGGTGTATATTCAAGAGCTACAAAGGAACTGACCTATACACTTGACAGGAATGTATATTTTAACTCTAAAAACACATGGGGATATAGGAAAGAGAAGGTAACTGCCAGTGACCTTGTAATTAAGATGTTCGTTGTAAATTATGACATGAAAAACAATACAATGGTTTGGCATAAGAACAATGATACAAAGGATAATTACTACAAGCATTTATTCCCGGTCACAGACAAACAATACAATGAGATTTTGAGAGTGCATGAACAGGACGGAGTAATCACAGATAAACAGATTATGGAGATTGTTAATGCGGTAGAGTTTAAGCCCGATGATTGGAAGCCTTGGCATAATAAAAGAACATATGAAGGCGTAGGTTATGTTGGTGCAGATACTTCAGATATTGACTATGAATCATGCTCATTTATCAAGTGGAAGAATATGATCCAGAGGTGCTACAGTGATGTTGTGCATAAATTAAAGCCGTATTATATGGATAAGGAAGTTTGTATTGAATGGCGGAATTACCAGAATTTCAAGATATGGTTTGACGCACATTACATTCATGGAACTAAGGTCGATTTAGACAAAGACCTGCTTTATAAGGAAGGCAATATCTACAGTCCAGAAACTTGTGCATTTATGACACATTTCTTGAATACAGTATTTGAGGATAGAGGAATTGAAAGCAACATCAAACAGAACGATGATGGTACATATTCAGTATCAATGATAGTTCTTAATAAGAAGATGGATATAGGTGTATTCGATTCAGAGGAAGAAGCACACAGCGGATTCATTGATGGTAAGATTGATTATATTTGTGACCTCGCAGAAAAGTGTAAGGGCAAAGTGCCAGATTATGTGTATGAAGGTATGCTGAATTATAAGATTGAAATTGACTAATAATCGGAGGTGGCAGATTTAGTCCTGCTGCCTCTTTACAGTTTATAAGGAGAAAAAAGGAACTATGGCTTTAAAGGTCAAAGATAGAAGAAGATTAGAACGAAAAGAGTTCAGAGATTACATAAGGTTATCAGATGATAAAGTGCTTGATACAAAAAAGAATAATATAGATTTACTTGGTGATGATGAAATATTTGTACAGTTGGAAGATACACAACACTACTGGATTTCAAATCATGGCAGACTTACAAACAATATGAGGAAAGATAAGACATTCTTCTTTCATAAAACAGATAGCGGTAATCCAGAAAGAAGTGTGCATTGGACGATTGTAACTTATGATATTGATGGAACTGCTTTGCATGAAGAAACAAGTCCGGAGATACTTGTAGCAAAATATTTCTTAATCAAGCCGACAGGATGCAATAAGATATGGCACATAGACGAAAATATGAATAACAACTACTACAAAAATCTGATTTATGTATCTGCGGAAGAGTATGAGTTGTTGAGAAAGCACGTTAAAACGGTTGCAGAGCTTGGAAGAGAGCAGGAATATTACGATTATAATACTGTCAAGGGTAATCCGGCATATAAAATTTATGAGGGAATTTATGCAAGATGCTATGGCGGTAGTTCATTGTATGTGAATCAATGCTATGATGATGCTTATATGTGTGACGAGTGGAAGAATAGCAGAGATGCTTTTGCTGAGTGGTATTCTGCTAACTATTATGAGTGTGACGGAGAACGTATGACAGTCGATAAGGATTTATTGAATCGTGGCAATAAAGAGTATGCACCAGATAACTGTTGTATATTGCCTGAGACTATCAATTCTGCATTGGCAAGTGCTACAAAGCGGAGAAGTCGTTATAAATCAGCAAAGGTTTATGCTATCGGTGTTGATTATGATAAAGGAAGGGATAAATTCTTAGCAAGAATAACACCATTCGGACATGACAAACAAGTTAAGCTGCATTATTGGGACACAGAGGAAGAAGCATTTCAAGAGTATAAGCTATTCAAGGAATCGGAGATTAGGATATTAGCATTGAGATATAGGGATAAGATACCAGACAGACTTTTTGATGCATTGATTAAATATGAGGTGCGTCCTTACAGTCCGTATGAAAAGTAGAATATAGGGTATATCAGGTAGAGATACTTGGTATGCCCTATTTTTATTGAAATAGGTATTGTTTATAATACTATAAAATGGTAAAATATGAGGGAAATATAATGACAAAAAATACAGATATGATAGAACATTTAGTAGCTCCGTATATATATATTATAAAGAATGGAGATTTTAAAATGAAAATAGAAAAAATGGTAATTGATAATATATGCGGTATTAAGCATTTAGAGATAGATTTTAATAATGGACTTAATTTGATTTGTGGAGAGAATGGAGTTGGAAAAACAACAATATTAAAAGCAATAACTTATCAATTTTTATATGGGTATGATAATTTTATAAAGAAGCATTATGGAACAGAAAAAGGAGAAGTACAAATATGGTTTGATGGGATGAACAACTCACTTAGTTATGAAGTATTAGATTTTGTACCGGGAGATATACAGAGATATAATTTAAATAAGGAAATAAGCGATGGTATAATTTACTTTTCTACAGCACGTACAATAACATATAGCAAAATAGAAGCACTACCATCGATTAAAGCAAAAGAAAATAAGGATTTTCGTAATGAAACATTAATAAATGGTGTAAAAAATGATATAAAGGCGTGGTTTGTTAACCGCTTGGTCTTTTCTAAAATGGATGGTTCTTTGAGTGAAAATCAAATGAATAATTTGAAATTAAGCAAACAAGTTTTTAATTTATTAGATGATAATTTAAGTGTAAAAACTGCTAAACCAGATTATGAAATTGTTCTTAAAAAGAAAAAAGATGAAATTTATTTTGAGATGCTTTCTGATGGTTATAAATCATGTATTTTTATTATGTTAGGAATAATAAAAGAGATAGAGTATAGGTATCCAGAAATAAATGCGGTTGATTTTGATGGTATAATAATGATTGATGAAATTGATATACATCTTCATCCACAGTGGCAAGCAAAAATAGTCAATGTGTTAAAAGAAACTTTTCCTAATGCACAGATAATTGCAACTACACATAGTCCAAGTGTGTTGCAAACTGCAAAAGCAGAAGAAATTATTCCATTATATAAAGATAAAGAAGAAAATACATGTATTAAAGAGCTTAATTTAGGAAAATATGGGCTTCAAGGATGGACGTTAGAGGAAATATTAGAAGATGTTATGGGAATGCCGTTAACAAATTCTCAACTATATATGGATACTATTCATAAATTTGATAAAGCTATGAATGAGGAAGATCAAGAGAAAATATTACAAAATTATAGTATTTTAAAAGAAATGTTACATCCCAATAATCCGTTATTACAACTATTAGAAATACAAGTGGCAGAATGGAAGGATTGAAATGATAAAAATTGAGCGTACTAGCAAACCAGAAGCCTTAACAGAAGATGTGCAGATACAATTAACAGACATTTTTAAAAAAGATAAAACAAAAACGGTTTGGAATAAAAAGTATATTAAAGATGGATTGTTAAAAATGTCTTCAAATAAATGTTGTTATTGTGAAGAACTAATCGGTGACGGTTGTAGTGAAATGCATGTCGAACATTATCATGACAAAGATACTTATCCAGATGAGGTTGTTGTGTGGGAAAATCTTTTACCATCATGTGCTCATTGTAATAAGAAAAAGTCAAAGCATGACACATACAAAGAACCTATTGTTGATCCAACGAAAAATGATCCTAAAAAGTTTCTCTATATGAAAAGCTACCGATATTTTAGTTATGATAAAAATCCTGATAGTTTAGGAAAAGTATCAATAGCGGTGTTAGGAATTAATGATACAGAAGAGAAAGTCAAGCTTCGTTTTGTCATCGGAAATAAGCTAAATGAAGAAATAGATAAATTATATGAAGATGCTATTGAATTAGGAGATGAAATTCTTACTAATATAAGAAAGCAGAATCGAATAACTAATGGATGCATGAATAATTTAAGATTGTGTACAAGGACGGCACGTTTTGGAGCTTCAATGGCTACTATATTACAGGAAAATGATGAATATCATGAGTTGAGAAAGTTACTTCAAAAATACAATATTTGGAGTGAAGAGATGGAGCAGTTACATAAAGAAGCATCAGAAATATGTTTGTGTTGGAATGAAACTAATTGTAATAATAATTTGGTTGTATAGTTTTATTAAAGGGTATATTGGATATTGAATTATCTGATATGCCCTATTTTTTTTACGTTTTTTATACCCCTGTAGGTGATATGACTAGGTACTTAATACTCTGATGTTTAAGAGTGCCCCCTCCCTCTCGCTGCCGGCTGTCAAAAAGATGAAAAACTTTATCGTACCCCATATCGTAATAGTTCGCTGTGAGCTGAAATTAGTTATTTTATGGTTTAATTGTCTGATAATTTAATAAAATATCTGAATACAATATGAATTATCAGATAATTTAGACGTTGTTATGACAATAATAAATCATCGACTTTATATAGGAATTTCCTTAATGAAGAGGGAATTAAGCTTGTTTTTTGGGTGTGAGCTTGAAATGGCACAAAACATAGAATAATAGGGCATATAAGGGACTTTTTGACGAAAAAATATTTATCGTAATATAAAGTTTGTTTTTATGAATTGTAGATACAATTAACACAATATGATATACAATTTGCGGTTGAACATTTTAAATTAGTTGAGTATAATACAAGTATAAACAAACACAAGGTAACTAAGGTAAAAAATTCGGATATCGGTTATACCGATTTAAGAAAAGAGCGGAACAATGTATATAAGCATACAGGGGTGATTATATGGGCGGTGACAATAATCCGTTTCCGCATGATGGAAAACAAGGAAGATGTGGCTGTGGTCAAGGTTATAGTTGGAATGACGATAATTATGGTAGGCATAGTGGCGGTTCGTCTGGTGGTGGAGGTGGCAATGGTACAGCAATATTTTTAATTGCACTTGTTATTTGCAGTATTATTGGCGCATTTAATCAGCTACTGGGAGGCTTGATTCTTCTGGTTGTTGGATTTATTTTACTAGTGAGGTAGATATAAGGAAGAATTTAGGCACATTGATAAAACAACAATTATTATAATGGTTGGTCTGTATCAGATGGAACATATCTAGCAACATCGCATATATCACAATGAAGAATCCTACATAAATCATTGAGCGTTTTCGTAGATACATCCATATTATGCTTCAATCTGTGGAGTGTGCTGTGTGAGAGATGGTATTTATTTGTGAGCGTATACCAGTTTTCACTTGATTTTTCAAGTGTGTCCCAGAATGGGGAATAATCAATCATCATAGCACCTCCTTATCATTAAGTTTATGAAAAAAGTGTACTATGTATTCTTTTACTTGAATATCTTCGTTAAAACGAATATAATATATAAAAAATACTTGAAAGAAGAAAGTGAGGTACTATTTATGGCTTTGGTTAAATGCCCGGAGTGTGGACGAAAAGAAGTATCTGACAGTGCATTGTCATGTCCGCATTGTGGATATAATATAAAATTACATTTTGAAAAATTAAAGACAGAGCAGCTTCTTTTGTTAAATGAAGATGCTAACAAAGAAAAAGTAACAAAGGATGAAAGTAATAATGGTAAGGATTATACTACTAGTGAACTTCAGCAGAATGATTTAAAAATATCTGATGAGTATAATTTATCAACAGGAGAAAACTATAATAATAATTGTGTTACAGAAGGAATAGAGTATAAGAATTCAAACTATGATGCTCAACAAAATATTAAAAAAACACCTCATTTAAAGAAGATACATAAACATAATGGTAAGCAAATTGCAATTATAGTTACTGGCATAGTTCTTTTGATTATAATTTTTATGATTTCAAAACTAATTCTAATTCCGATGTATGAATATAACAGAGCTTTACACTACATGAAAGAGGAAAATTACAAAAATGCAATTGATATGCTTGAGAAAATCCCAAATTATAAAAATGTAGACCAGATATTGAATGAGTGCAAGTATAATGATGCAAAAAATATTATTGTTAATAATGTAGTTGAGCAATTAGATGATGCAATACAATATTTAAATACAGTGAATTCCACACAAGAGATAACGGACTTAATTGAAAAAGGAAACTATCAATTAGCGTATTTGGATTACACAAACGGGGAATACAAAGAAGCACTTAATCGCATAGAAACACTGCACATGAACTTGGAGGTATCGGATTTACGTCTTAAATGTTTGTGGGAGTTAATTAGTGAATTATATTCTGTAAATAAATACGAAGAAGTATTATTATATTTTGATATGGTAGGTAACGTTGATTTGTTAGGCGTTAATTCATATAATGCTAATAAAATCTTGAAAGAAAGTATATTAATGTACGCTCGTGAATGTTATGAGAATGGTGATTTTTCAACAGCAGCATTATATTACAAAAAAATGGATTCACTTGATGATGATGATACATTAAAGTACAAACAATCTTGTCTGTTAGAAAAATTGCAAGGTAAATGGTTAATAGAAGGACAATTTCAAGGGTATGAATTTATAGGTTGGGATACAATTTACTATCAGGATCTAACCGATTATTTAGGTAATTTGAAAAATCCAAAAATAACAGAAAGAAGTAATGATTTAAAAGATAGTTGGCTTTATAAAAATGAAAATACACTTATACATAAAGGTAGTTATTTAAAAATAATATTAAGATCTTCAAATACGATGTATATGGGTACCGATGAAGATAATGCATTGATTTATCATAAAGTTTCAGAATTCCATGGTACTATTGAAGAACCCAAGGATCCACGAGTAGGAATGTCTGCAAGTGAAGTTCGTGAGTCTTCATGGGGCGAACCTGACCATATCAATAAGACAACGTACTCATGGGGAACGAAGGAACAGTGGTGCTATAGCGGGTATAGGTATATTTATCTTGAAAATGGCATTGTTACAGCTATTAGTGAGTAGAGCTTTTCTTTAGCATGTATCTGAATCTGATAATTCCAACCCAGTGTGTGAAAGAACCAGATACCACTATAATAATAAAACAATATATATTTTTTGGTTTTTAGTACCCCGGACTTTCAAAAAATTAAAAGATTACTATAATAAATTAACTATATCAATCAACATAATAAGGTATCATATAAAAAAAATGGTGTAACCTTTACGGCTACACCATATTTTTTTACGTTTTAATATTTCAGGCTTCCTGCAATTTCCTCATAGGTTCTGTTTTAATTTCAGTACTTCCGTAAAGGTCTTGAATTTCCGAATAACTCAATTTACTATTGCCACGCTTGCGGTATTCGCCATTCTGCCAATACCATTTTTTACGCTGTCCGCTCCATTTGAAACCGTATTCCTTTAGCTGATCTTTATATGGGTATGTATTACCATCAAGCCATATAAAGCACCCCACAATGTCTATTGTAATATCAGAAAAATTGATTACTTTCTGTAAAGTCTGTCTCAATGCCTCATCCTCTGAAAAATCATACTTCTTATTACTGTATGTTTTATTATCGGTATTATCATTGTTTGCCGTTCTTTCGTGCTTATCCTTTAAAATATTGAATAACTTATCATATTCGGCATTGATTTCTTGTGTCGCTTCAGTTGATCCGCTTGGATTGTCTGGATGGAATTTCTTTAGCAGCTCTTTATACTGCCTTCTTAACTCTTCAAGAGTTTCTATATTTTTGAAATATTTCATATAGTGACTACCTCCTTAAAAAGATGATATTTTGTTGTTGATATAATTATAATACACTTACAAGTTTATTTACTCAATAGTAATTTTCACTAATAAGTGAACATAAAATTATACATTTTCACTAATAGGTGTACAAAATTACTAAAAACATTGTTACACTAATTAGTGAAATTTGTGCAGATTTGACATTGATAAAATACACTTGTTAGTGTAATATGTAGTCAAGGTCAAGGACAACAGACCTACACCAAAACAATATCACCATTAAGGAGGTAGTTACTATGTGCGTAACGAGATTAGAGCTAAATGAGAAGGTGAACGCTTTAAGGTCTTTAAAGGCTTTAAAGGAAGAGACAGAGCAGGAAATCAGAGAACTTGAAAGCAGCATTGTAGAATTTCTCAATGAGACGGCAGAATGTGAAGCCACCGACAAGAACGGCAAGCCGATACGTCAGTATACCGGAACGGATTACAAGGCTACTTATTCAGTACAGACCCGTGAGAATGTCAACAAGGAAGCTGTAAAGAACATCCTCACAGCAGAGCAGTTTGCAAGCGTAGTTACAACGTCAACATTCGGAGTGCTTAGGGTTAAGTAAAAAATACCAGTAGCAGGTTGGGCAGGTGGAGAAATCCACCTTGCTCACCAAAACAATAGAATATAATCGGAGGGAATAACAATGGCAGAACATACAAAGCGTCCATTAAATGAGCTTGAAAGAAGATTTGCAGAGGAGCATCACAATTTGATTTATCGTTACATGAGATTGCACAGATTGGCTCCTGAAGAATGGTACGACATACTCATAATACCGTATCTTAATGCGGTCAAGAAGTATCATCAATATGAGAGGTTACACAATCTTGAGTTTGAGCAGGTATTCTTTAGAACACTTGATAATGCAAGAAGTAACTACTTTAGAGATATGGACAGATTAAAGAGGAAACCTTCAGGCGGTGTATACAGCTATGATGATTTAATAGCTGATGACGAGAAGAACAACTCTTTTGAAATCTTTCTTATTGATAAGTACACCAATGTTGAAAAGCAGGCAGTATTAAATGAGCTTTTCAGAGAGTTCTACACTAAATGCGTAGAATATGATGAGTTTCAGAAAGAGCTTAGAAAAACCGAGTTAGATATGTTACTCAGTGGATATGGTACATCAGATATTGTTGATGTGGTAATGCGTAGATTTGGCGGTTGCGGTGACAAAGATATGCATGACAGAGCATTTTACCACGATAGAGAGCGTTTTAGAAAAATCTTTAAAGATGTATTTGGTTTCTAAATTATGTAAAGTTTGGCGGTGTGTCAGAATTATGGCACACCAGCCATAACATAGGGAGGGCTGCACAATGCGAATAAGAATTTATACATGCTGCGAAAAGAAACTCATAGGTGAATACAATGTAAAAAGCGTATTCGAACCATCATTCTATCATAAAAACGTACCTTATATATCAGGCAGAAGATGTGCAAAGATACTTAATGAATTATATCCACATTATAAGGTAGAAAAAGAGAAGCTTGTATTTGAGAAAGTGGAAACAGGTTTTACACTAATCCAATACTTGCATAGAAGTGGAACATTGATAAATTTATAGGAAGGGACGGAAAAGGGATATGTTTAATTTCAGAATCATAAATACAGCAGACGGAAATCAGATTATAGACAGAAAGCACACAACATCATACGAGGAACTTACACAGTTGCAAATGGTTGAGTATGTGGAGCTTGAAGCAAGATTATATCACATGGACAGAATAGAACGGAACGCAAGAAAAGCGGCAGATAAGAAAAGAAAACTTGCAAGGAATCCACTTTACAGAATTGCTTGTGTGGTTGGATTGCTATAAGGGAAACGGAGGAGAATACAATGATTAGGTCAAATTTTTTCAACCTAGGTCGGGTAGTAGTAACATGGTCTATCAATGATTATATGTCAAAGGAAAGCAAATTTGCAGCAGAGATTGTAAGTGCATTACATAAATATGCACAGAAAGATTGGGGAAATCTAGATGAAGAGGACAAGCAGACGAATGAGGAAGCATTAAAATTTCCAGACGATTTGTACCTTATGGGTGCCTATGATACCTCAAAAGGGAAAATTTGGATAATCACCAACAATATTTCAGAAATTCCGGGAGATACGGCAACTACAATTTGTTTTCCTGATGAGAGATAAAGGGAACACATATAATGAGGACAGTCATAAAATGGCTGTCCTCAAAGGAAGGGAAGAAAAGATCATGGCTATTGTAATAACAAATGGAGAGTATTACATATATTTGAATCAAGTTGGCGAACATAGAAAAACAAAGGATATTGCACAGGCGATACAGTATAAGAGCGCAAGAGAAGCTATTAGTTATATGTATAAAGCACCTGCAAAGACAGATGGCTATTATGTATATGATACTATTACTGATTGTGTGGTATGGAAACGATTGACAGAAGAGGAGAAAATTGCATTACAGGAACGAAAAAACATAATTGCAAATGTAAAGAGAAGAAACAACGGCAGAATTAAAAGAAAACAGTATTCTCAGGCAACACGCAAACTGATATATCAAAAGTACGATGGTCGCTGTCAGCTATGTGGAAAGCGAATTTTATTTTCCGAGTTATCATTAGACCATCATATTCCTTTAGCAATGGGAGGCATGGATGATATTTCTAATTTAATAGCTACATGTGTTCCCTGCAATCAGTTCAAGTCAAATATTGCACCTGAGCTGTTTGAAGGTAGAATAAATGAGATTTTCATATATCAGATGAGCAAGAAATACGGAAATAAGTTACGCTGGAAAATAATTAGTAGATGGTTGCGCCGTATGACATTGTGAGAATTAGTTAAAATGATAACTTGAAATACTGTAAAAAATAAAATATAATGGAGGTATCAAATATTGGGAGCGATTGATGTGCTAGTAAAGGATATAATAGACGAGAATATAAAGAAAAATGGAATTAGGCATGGGGATTTGGCAGAGAGCCTTAACATTACAAAGCAAAATTTAAGCAATAAAATGGGTAGAAATAACTTTTCCACAATGGAGCTTGTAGAAATTGCTGATGCATTGGACATGAAACTTATCCTTAAAAGTAATGATGGAAAAGAATATGTAATTGATTATCCTGATGCAGATAAGGGAAAAGCTAAAAGGCAGATGACAGATGAAGCAAAAAAGATTGCAAATGAGAAGTCAAAAGCCACTAAAGAAAAAAATTCAAAGAAAATAGACTAAAATATTAAAATAAATCAAGAAAATAAGTACAAAATTGATTTATCTTAATCAAAAATCTACATGAAATTGGTGTTTCATTTGAATTTTCCAAAAGGCAGGTTCACTTTATGACAGTATCAAAAGATAATGCTCAAATAGTTGCAAAAGTGCTATCAGATGATAACAACGAGGAAAAGAAACGAGCTTTTGCAAGAATTGAAGAATTAAAGAAAAAGAGAAAAGACGTTGTTATTGACTATGATGCTGAATTAGCTTTTTATAGGGAAGATAAGTATAGCAAGCTTCCAAATGATAACTTAAAGAGAATGCCTGTTGATTGGGATAGTTTTGTTATTCCAAGCGAAAGAGGACAGCATGTAGATGAATATATGAAAGAAATGAGGGATGATGACAGCTTCATTCCGCATTCTTAATAGGTGTAGGTCAAGTAAAATAAGGAGGTAGATACTATGTTAGCAGCAGTAAAAGGTTATTATGATGGGACTAAAATTGTTGTAGACGAAAGAGACAGGAAGACGTTCAATATTGGAGATGAAGTTATTATTACTATTTTAGACAAAATAAGCACAACAAGAGAAGAAACAAGGGCAGCCAAGAGGCGCAGAATAGTCGATATGGGAAAATATGTTATTCCAAGTGGGCGGAGTGCAGAGGAGATTGATAATTATATAAGGGAGATGAGGGATGATGACAGATTCTAAAAAAATCTTTATTGATACAGCACCTATTATATATTACTTGCAGAATAGTGAATTGTATTATGAAAATATGAAAACTTTTTGGAAGGAATATGATGAGTGTGATTTTGTAACCTCAACAATTACAGTTACAGAATACTTAACTTATCCATATCGCCAAGGAGATATGGAGCTAATCAATTCTTTTGATGCATTTATAGATGATATGGATATTCAGGTAAGGGATATTGATGTGAGAATTGCGAAAAAGGCAGCTCAAATCAGAGCAGAATATAAATTTTTTAAACCGATGGATGCATTGCAGCTAGCAACTGCTTGTATAACAGGATGTGATTTGTTCTTGACGAATGATAAACAGTTAAGGCAATTCAGGGAAATTAAGTGCGTTATAGTTGATGAATTGGAATAGACATGAGTAAATTTTTTGATGATACCATGCAAGGTTTATTGGAAGCTGTAGCGATGAAAAGTGAAGAATCGTTGTCTCAGGCACTTGCTGATGATACAGGAAGAGTAGTTGATCTTGAAAGATTTGTAACAGATGGAAGATTAACAGAGCCTTCAGATGGAAAGCGTTTTGAATGGCGCAAGATGATTGATGAAGTAAAAAAACTAGGTAGACCATTAACGGAAGATGAAGCTGAGAAATTCAAAGTTAAATTATAATGTGAAAGCACCAACGGAAAGAAAATCTTTTCGGAGGTGCTTTTTTCATGCCTGCTGCTGTTTGTGGATATCGTTTATAACATTTTCAAGGTCGGCAGCTTGCCAACGATTGCGGATAATATCATGCTTTAGTTCGGCAATGCGTTTATCAGTGTAATGCTCTAACCACTTCATTAAGAAAGCCGGAATAAATTTTTCTGGAATTTTTTGGATAAGGTCAAAGCCAAAATCCTCTATCTTGTTGTATCCTCTATTAAAAAATCTTGTAAAACGTCCCTTAATATAAATCACTTCCTTCCTATAATAATAGTATAAGGGAAAGATACATTGTACACAAGAAAAAATTAAAAAAAATTTTGATTAAAATGGAAATTTCGGAAACAAAGAGAGAATTACATAGATACAGAAAGAAAAATATAAAACGGAGGTATCTTATGAACAATTATTTTAATGATGAAAGAGAAAACAAGGTAAATGAGGTAGAGGAGGCAGCAGAACAGAGAAATCTTACATTACAGGATGTTTTTAATGCAGGCGTAAAAGCCGGAATGAAGCACATGATGGACAAGATAGAGAGACAGTGCCAGTTGGGTAAACCGATTCTTGCTAACGGCAGTCTTTACTGGCTAAAAAATGACATGGAGAATTTAAGGGACATCATGGACGATATGGAGGAAGAATACAGGGAGAGTAAAGCAGATGGAATTAACTGAAAACAGGAAATGGACGTTGTTTAGATTTATAGTAAGTGTAGGAATATTATTGATTTTGTGTATACGATAGGGAGCCTGAAAGATAAATAACACAAGGAAAGGAAATCGGCACATGAATAAGGAACTTGAACTCGCTAAAAATAAGACGCTGGATACTATGTCAGAGGTTATGACAACTGAAGAGCTAAAAATACTGGCTAATGTTATGGACAGGGAATTTGAGCGATTGAGCCGCACACAGCGTCATTCATGTAAAAAAAGCAATGGTAATAGTAGTAGAATCGTGTTATAATCTAGGTGTTAAGAGAGTGATGACCTCTTAATATATATCATAAGTGATTACAACTTGATGATGTTTTGTTGGGGAAAAGCCGTGGCTGTGAGGTCATGTCTTTTCTTGGTGATATATTGAAGGAGGCATAGCAAATGATAATATATGATAAATTGGCTAATATTCTCAAGGAAAGAAACATGCAATGGAAAGATTTATGTGAAAGTGGATTAAGTGTAAACACACCTACAAAATTTTCACAAAACAGAACCATGAATACAGAAAATATAGATAAAGTATGTTCTTTTCTTAATGTCCAACCGGGGGATATTATGAGTTGGATTTCAGAAGAAGAATATCAATTACAGCAAAATGAAAAAGCAAACGCAGAAATAGCGTCAATAGATGCTCAAATAGCAGAATTGATGCAAAAGAAAAAGGAATTACAAAAGTAATCCAACCCAAAGGCACCCTAAATTCAGGGTGCTATTTTTATGCTTAAAAAATTCGCCAACAGAATTTTTATAATAGTAGGTGTAATTATTCATAAGGTAGCATAAAATCTGCCTTCCGTCTTACGGTGTGAGTCCGTAACCGATGAGCAGAAGCGAAACGGAAAATAGTTGATAGCTAGAGGAGTAGATCAATGCAAAAGGTCTGCTCTTTTATAGTGTGTATTATCACAAATTACTTGTGAATCACACAGTTATGTGATAGAATGGAGGTGTATTTAATGGAGGTAAAATAATATGATTGTATATAAAAAATTAGAAAAAATATTGCAAGATAGAAATATGCAATGGAAATCATTGTGCGATGCTGGAATTTCTGTAAATATGCCAGCTAAATTTTCAAAAAACAAACCAATGAATACGGACATTATAAATAAAGTCTGCGAATATCTCCATGTCCAACCAAGCGAAATTATGGAATGGATACCTGATGCAGAATACAACAAGACAAATGCAGAAAGGCAAGCAATAGAAGCTCAAATAGCAGAACTTCAAGAAAAACTAAAAAACTTATGATAAGAAAAGCCATCGGAGCAAAAATGTTCAGATGGCTTTGATAGTTTATAAAGTTTCAATTTTTTTGGGTTCTTGATTTTTCAATTCGGAGTAGTGAGAAATTAGTGCTTCAAAATCTTCCATGAATGCTTTTTTAGTATCAACATTCAGTTTATGCAAACCTGAAAGATCTCTCTTTATTAGCGCAAAAGAAATTTCGGGTTCTTTTTTGATATTATTTATAAATGCCTCTAATCTTGGATTTAAGAAACCGGGTTGTCTATCGTTTATAATAGATAAAATATCGGTTAATTCGTCAATGTGTTTCTGAAACTCTACGTCATAACTAGCAAGTTTGTCTGAATTTTTAGGTAACTTTTGCTTTTGCAATAATGAATAAAATTTATTATCAAGAAGAATTTGTTTAGCTGTATCATAGGCTTCGTCATTATTTATGCCTTTTAATTTTAATATATTAAAAATAATGGCTTGCATTGTAATAAAATTACAGCGTTTAGTCTTTTTCTCCAATATATCATTGATATAATTTGCTGGAAGATTGAATTTGATAAACATGTGAGAACTATGTTTTGTAAAAACTTGATTAACATGGTTATCTTCCATATTACTAATTTCATCTTCGGAAAAAGCCTCTTTTAATGGAGTATTTTTATTAATTTCAGTTACCAGCATTTGTGGTGTAGTGTTTAGATCCTTAATTTCTGTTTGTATGTAATCAATCAAGGAATCTGGAATTGGTATAAGACGATACTGCAAATCCATTACGGTTAGCCATTCTTGGCGTTTTAATTCTTTGTCAGACAATGTGAGTTCTAAATTTTTATATATTTCAGAAATTTTTTTATTTCTATTTTCAACTGTATCGTTTTGAAAAAGCTCCTCAAAAATCTGATTTAATACTGATATATCAATAGTTTTTAATTTTCCAGTTTCTAGTTGTGATATATACGAAGTATTTTTCTTTAATTTTCGAGAAAGATCATCGCCACGTAGTTTTATTTCTTTTCTGTGAGTTTTGATAACATCTCTTAATGCAGGTGTTATATCAACTTCTGGCATATTATTTTCCTCCTAAAATAAATATACTTTATTATAAAAGAAAATAGTATATATTTCAAGCTGAAAATATTTTACTTTTAAATTAGCATAAAGTAAAAATACTAAGTAAATTAAAAAATATAAGTAAAAATACTTGACATTTAATTTGCAAGATGATATTATAATCGTACAAAAGAAAAAGGAAGCAACTATTTGCAGATAGCCACTTCCTAAATTGTTCATAAAGAGTATTGCAGTACACTTTATGATATGTAATTAAATTGCACAGACTTTAGCTGCACATATGTAACTTAACAATCATATTATAGCAGATATTTGAAAAAAATCAAATAAAAAGTCTTGGACATTCCGTCCACAATTTCCAATTACACAAAATAAATTTTTAAAGGAGGCACTGACTGGAAAAATAAATATATCACTGTTTTTAAACGCTTTATTTTTTTTCAATGCATATGAACAGGTAACTATAACATTTTCACATGTATGGATTAGAAAGCATACAACTAAATATAGGGAAAGGATGAGGTTATGGAACTAGATCGTTTCGATTATGTAATCCTGAAACTGCTTAATAAACAGCATTGTATTAGCTGCTTTGAGAGCATGACCATACAAGAGATTATCTCCGTAACTGGTACAAACAGGGTTACTACATATCGAAAAATCAGAAATCTTATAAAGAATGGATATGTTATCAAAGGCTGTAAAAGCTGGAATGCAGATACATATTATCTATCGGAGAAATCCATCAATTTACTCAAAAACGGAGGAACAACAGCATGATTAAGAACAATGTAGCAGTAGTTGGAGCAGGCTTAGGAGGATGTAAGGTTGGGTATGGATTTCAACAGAGAAATTACAATACATACCTTATAAATGGTTCACTTCAGGACAACAGAGTTATATCAGGAGCCAAAAATATGTTGGTTTTATCCGGGTATGATGGTTTAGGAGGAGATCGCAATCTAGCCTATGAAGTTCTAAAGAATAACAAGGAGATTATCAAGAAGATACAGAACATTGAGGAAAAGGTTATTTTATTTACAGCTACAGGTGGCGGCACCACCGGATCAGCATGTGTACCTATGTTAGCTGATATTGCGTGTCAGTTAGAAGATAAGATTGTATGTGCGGTGTTGATGATGCCGAGATTGGACGAGCCAATTCAAAAGAGACTGAATGCATATAACGCAGCGAAAGAGCTTATGGAAATCCCGGAAATGGGAGCAATCTTTTTTGTAAATAACGATTATTGTAATGACCTGGATAAAATCAATTTCTACCTTATTAATATGCTGGATGCATTTTTTACTGATAATTCAGCATCAAATACATCTAACTTTGATGATTCCGAAAAATATAACATGCTTTCAGACCATGGAAGCTTTTACATAGCTATGCGCTGTGATAAATCGGATTCATCTGAGAAGGTATCAACGCAGGACATGATAAACGCATTAACAGCAAAGAACATATTTCTTCCATTCAATGATGATGGAATAGTTGCTCATATAGGTATTATCAATCAGAAGGACAACCATATCAATGAGAAAGAGATAGTAAAGGCTGTAGGGAATCCTGAAAATATTTTTATGGGCTTTAATGGAACAGCCAACATTGTCTGTGCGTCAGGATGCGGATATCCAGTTGAGTACATTAGTAATTTGGGAAAAAAAGCATTGAGTGAGCAGAAAGAAAGAATTAATAAGAGAAAATCTTTTAGTATCCTTGATGACTTGGAAGAGATTGAAGATGAAAAGGAGGTATCTATTGCCAATAAAAACAATAAGCGCAGGAAAATTAGTTTAGACCTTATGCGTGAGTTGGATTAGGCTGTGAACAGGAAAGTTGCTGATTATTAACAGTAATGCTAAGAAAAGCATACGGAAAGCATAGCGTAAATATTACGAATGTATCAGCAAGTAAAGAGAGAATATTACACATATAGAGGACTGATATGCAGTCAGTCCTCACCATAAACAATTTGGAGGATTTAACAATGGAACTTACAGAATTATCAAAATTATTAAAGGCACAGAATGAGAGTGGAAAAGGGTTTCAGATACATATAAACAGTGGATGTCTTGAAGAGAATAGCCAGTCTGTAACAAGTGTCGAGCTTGGAGATCTATATTTCACTGATTGCAAAATGGTTGGCAATACAAAGCTTTTGTCATTCGGCAATGATAGGAGAAAGCCAATAGACTACAAGAAGGATGGAACCCCTCTTTATCCAATGGAAATCAACAGCCGCATATATGTTGATATTTCTAAAATTGAATCAGTAGAGAATGTGAAAGACTATGAGGACTGGTTTGAGATGCCGTCATCAAGAGTTGTAAATCTTTATATGTATCCTGAAAACAATGAGGTAAATGGACGCAGGAATGTAATTTCAGTCGGATTTATCAGGTAAATAAGAGGATATCTATAAGGAAGGTACAGCTATGGTAAAGCGATTTATTAAAGCAGAGAACGGCAAAGTATCACAAGTGCTTGAATATGAAAGTGGTAATCGTGTGGAAATTCCAGTTAACAATGACGGTACAGTGCGTTGGTTGGAAGATACAGTGAAAGTGCAGAAAAAGCAGAAGTAAAAGAGAGAATGTATATAGGTCAAACAGTTAGTTGGTAAAGAGAATTGTGAGGTTGTTTCTTGTTTCTACCTTAATATATATATGAAAAATTATAATAAAATGGAGGATTAACAAAATGGAAAGACCTAGTAATAGACAATGTAAACTTGCAAGATTGTTAACAGGGGGTAAGGCATCTGATGAGCAGATTTATAGAGAACTCAATAGTATGTCTCAGCCAGAATGGGATAAGCAGTGTGAAATTTTAAATAATTTCATTGTTGCACATAATATGCCGTTGGATGAAGGATGGGCATTGATGCGAAATGACTTTTATAATATTGCGTCTGCAAATCAAGTGGATGAAGCAACATTATTTGTGGCTTATATGGAATGGCTTAATAAGAAATAGATGGAGATTATTCATTATGAGAAGAACAACGACAGGAAGATTACAGAAAATCATCGCAGACAATCTTGTATCAGTCACAAGCGCAGTAGTCAATTACGATGATCGTGGCAAAGAGCCAATATCAACCGACAAATTCAAGGAAGATTTGGAGTTCTACACAAACTCAGGAATCTTTGCAGATACGCTTGACTTCACATTTGAGAAAATCAACGAGAATAGTATTCATGTAGCAATCGGGAAAATGAGTTCTTACTGCTACGATGATATAGATGTGACCTTGCAACTCAATAAAGGTGCAACGATGGAAGCGATTACAAAGCAGTTGTATGAAGATTTGAATGATAGATTGTCAGCATAAAGAGAGAATGTATATATAGGTCAGTCAGTTTGATGATAAAGGAAATTACAAGCGAAAATGCTTATTCCTACCTTAATATAAAAAATAATTATAAAACAATGGAGGAAACAAGAAATGAAAGGTACAGTAAAATTTTTTAGTAACACAAAGGGATGGGGATTTATCACTTGCGAAGATGGGAAAGATGTCTTTGTGCATTACACAGGTATTTTGATGGAAGGTCGAAAGACATTAAATCAGAATGATGTTGTCGAGCTTGATGTGATAGGAAATTCAAAAGGAAGTCAGGCAGTAAATGTCAAGCCATTACTCACAGTCAATGATGATGGAAATGTTGTTGTAGAGGACGCAACTTTGATTGTGGAGGATCAGAATGATTAAGAAAGCCATTAAGAAGAAAGAATTTTTGGGATGTTATCTGTTTGCATTTATTATGGCAACAATTACAGAATATAGGAATTTTGTTGAGCAGATGGGATTTGTAAAAGCAATTTCTGTAATAATCATTGCTTCTATCATGGGATTTTTTGCTATGACAGTTATATTTACATGGATGGAAGATTTGAGTGCAAAGATTACATCTGAATTTAATCAGTAAAATCATTCTCCTTATGGAGAATAACATATTAATAGAGATATTTATTGCAGTGAGATGACGCAATCGACTATTGAGGCGAATAGTTACAGTTCAGAACGGATTTACATTTTCCTTTTATCAAGCTGCATAAGCAGCATTGGTCGAAAGACTTCTTCAAGGAGAACGGAATTTAGTTCTCCATATATCAGTGAAGATGCTGATTATGAAACAAGGACAGACAAGGCACATTGCTTTTATGGTAGTGTGCCTACATCACAAGAAAATGGAGGCAATGTGGCAGATAGTAAATTTATGAAAAGATTGAAATTTAACAACGAATTTTTATTGCGATTATATATTGCAATTTTGAAGGAAATAGTTATCCCTTGTTTAAATTTTAAAATTAGGATATGTAGCCGCATTGTGGAAGTATTAGAAATGGAGGAATGAAGTATTGCAAAAAGTGATTGGGAGTAAACCGGTTTTTAATTATGATATAGAGCAGTGCAATCGGTTATTCAAAAAAGGTGTCATGCCTATAGGTGTCGGAATAAATAATAGATCAGGCAATGTTTATCATGTGTTTAGGGCGAATAGAAAGTATTTTGATACGTTGAAGTTGCTTGAATATGAGGACACCGAAAATGGAATCAAAACACCATAGCGGAAGTTACGACATTTTGGTGTTGTTTACACTATAGTGTAGCACTGAAATTACGACATGAGAATGTCATAACTTAGAGTCATATAAGTAATATAAAAGAATTAAGTAATATAAAAGATAATTATCGTACTGTTACCAGTACTCTATAATTTTCTATTTAATTGTTTATGGTTAACTATTTGATATTGTATTTGATGTAAAGGAGAAAATTATTTGGAAATATATTTAAAAAATAATATGATTGACGATATGAAAATATCGGATTCTGAATTTGGTGTGTATATTGCTTTAAAAAGCATTTACCAATCAAGTAGAGAAAATCAGTATGTTACATATAATATGCTGATGTATGAATTAGCTGGTAATTTCAATTTTAAGCGTTCGCTTTATGAAAAAGTCAGATCGGCTTTTGAATCCCTTGTTGACAAAAACTTAATAACTATTATTAAAAAAATATCCAGTACAGAATTTATTATTGATCTTGGAAAGCTTTATTTTAGTGTAGATTCGAACAGTAATGTCTATTATACGGTTATTTATAGCAAGGAGCTTCAAAAAATCATAAATCTTTCCACGAAGGCAGACAAGTTCAAAGTGTTGCGTTATTTCGTTGTATGTTTGCGAACAGTAAATAGAAGTCAGGGAGTATATAAGGACTGTTATAGTACTAAGCAGAATTTTGTTGGCTTTATGACACAAGATTATTTAAGTGAACATAGTGAAATTGATGGAAATACTTTATTGGCATATAACAAGATTCTTATGGAGAATAAGTTACTTTATATATATAAACATACAGAATTGAAACGAGATATGATTACAGGACAATTTAAAAGTTTTTCTAATCATTATGGTAGATATGAAGATAAGGAAGATATTATTGCATTTGCAAGAAATTACGCAAAGATTTGTGGTGTTAATGAGAGGATTGTACAGTCTGAAAAAGCCAATAGAAAGCGTAGTGTATCAGCAAAATATAATAATCTTCGTTATGATTTTGGTAGATATGTCAAACAGTATTCTGATGATGAATTGATTGAAATTTATAAACAAATCCATCATGATAACAAAATAATTCAAAAAGACATTGATACTGCTAAAAAAGGATCTGATTATCAAAAGAGTTTGTTAAAAAAGTTAAGGGATGAGGAAATTTTTAATAATATTCCTTGTGTTGTGGATTATATCAATAGAAAACATAAATTTGCATCAGCTTCAAAGGATGTTGATACATTAGATGATGAATGCATTTGGGGAGAACCGGATGCAATTGGATTATAA